CCATATTTCAGACAACTTCCTCTTGAAGGTTTAGCCGCTGGGGCGGCAGCCCTTGAGTATGGTGCAACGAAATATGCCGATAGAAATTGGGAAAAGGGTCTGCCCTGGCAACAAATGATCGATAGTCTTAAGAGACACATCGATGACTTTGAGCGCAGGAAAGATTACGATGACGGTCCTACTGGTTCTGGTTTGCCTCACATCTGTATGATTATGGCCGGTGCTTTGATGCTGTCAAGTTCAGTCATTCGTGGTGTAGGTGAAGATGATAGAATGCCAGCACCAGATGATGAAGCATTTAGTGCTAAAGACTGTGCAAAATGGATCAGAATGCAAATGGAACGTTCTGAAGAATTAACAAAAAATAGGAGTAATATGGGTTAGATATGAAAACTTTTGGATGTTCTGATATAAATAACTTTGCAGAACGTGAATTTAAACTATTAATAAAGGTGAATAAAATATGAAATTTAGTTCAGACACGTTGAGTGTTCTAAAAAACTTTTCGACTATCAACCCTAGCATTGTGTTCAAGCCAGGGTCAGTAGTTCGAACTATATCCCCGCAAAAGACTGTTATGGCTGCGGCAACAATCGATGAGACTGTTGAGACTCAAGCAGGTGTTTATGACCTGTCTCGATTCTTAAGTACTCTCGCATTGTTTGATAATCCAGATGTTGAGTTTGGTCAAGATCGTTTTACCATTAAAGGTGGTAGAAGCGAACTTCGCTATACGTATACATCCGAATCATTGATGGTTACTCCACCCGAGAAGGACATTGTCGTTCCCGATCCTGAAGTATCCGTCAATATTAAGTGGCAAGATATTGAAAGCGTCCGCCAAGCGGCAGGTGTTCTTCAATTGCCAGAGATTGCTTTCATCGGTGATGGTAGTACTATCACTATGTCAGCGGTCGACAGCAAAACATCAACGGCAGATAATTATAATACCGTTGTTGCTGAAGGTGTCAGTACAGATCCATTTAATATGATCATTAAGACTGACAACTTAAAATTGGTACCAGCCGACTATGAAGTTACTTTATCTTCGAAAGGTATGGCACACTTTAAGTCGAGTAAGGTTCAATATTGGGTTGCAATCGAAACTCGTTAATCAACTTAGTTATAGGAGACTAATATGACAGAAGAAAACCAAGCCCCCGAAACCCAAGAGCAACAAGCTCCTGGTCTTTCACTGAATGACATCTCAGCGGCAGTGCAAATTATTGACGTTGCGACCGCACGTGGTGCCATTCGTGGTGAAGAGTTATTCCCAGTTGGCACAGTACGCCAACGTTTCATGGCATTTTTAGAACACGCTAAAGCAGAAGGGCAAGAAGTAAATATGCCTGGCGAAGCGCCTGTTCCACCTGCTGATGCGGAAGCACCAGTTCCGTCTGAAACAGAAGTTCCCGCTTCTTGATCAGGCACCCGAAGGGAGGGTGTCACTTGACATCCTCCTTTCATCCCTCTACAATGCAGTAGAGATTTATTATATTATGGAGATTGATGATGCAAGACGATTTTTTATGGGTAGAGAAATACCGACCACAAACGGTAGAAGATACCATACTCCCCGATGATCTTAAGACGACCTTTCAACAGTTCGTTGATCAAAACAATGTTCCAAACTTATTACTAACTGGTCGAGCAGGTGTCGGTAAGACAACTGTTGCTAAGGCTATGCTCAATCAGATTGGTGCAGACTTCATTACTATCAATGGTTCGATGAATGGTAACATCGATACCCTTAGAATTGATATCTCAAACTTTGCTTCAAGTGTTTCGTTTACTGGTGGTCGTAAGTACGTCATCCTAGACGAGGCTGATTACTTGAATGCAAACTCAACACAGCCAGCACTTCGTAACTTTATGGAAGAGTTTAGTAAAAACTGTGGCTTTATTCTAACATGTAACTTTAAGAACCGTATCATTGAGCCACTACACTCTCGGTGTAGCGTGGTCGAGTTCAATATAAGTAATAAGGATAAACCTAAGATCGCCGCAGACTTTTTCAAACGAGTGTGTGGTATTCTTGATGACGAAGGAATCGAATATGATAAGAAGTCTGTTGCTGAAGTTGTTCAACTTTATTTCCCAGATTGGCGCAGAGTCCTTAATGAACTACAGCGTTATTCTTCTACTGGCAGGATTGACTCTGGCATCTTAGCGAGTAAGTCCACTGATAATATCAGTGCATTGATTACTTTGATGAAAGATAAAAACTTTACTGGTACACGTAAGTGGGTTGCAGAGAATCAAGATATTGATTCGGCAGTTCTCTATCGACAGTTGTATGACATTCTTCCTTCTAAGATTGCTTCTACTCAGAGTGTAGCAGACTCAATCATCATACTTGCTGAGTATCAATACAAAGAAGCATTCGTTGCTAACTCAGAGATCAATCGTGTTGCCGCACTTGCAACTCTCATGGCTGAAGTGGAATGGAAATGACATGAAACTGTTTGACAGATTCAAAAAACAAAAGCCTAGCCATCCTTGCTTAGTGTGCAACAAGAAAATTGGTAAAGATTATAGTATAGTTAATTATACTTACTTAGGCGGTCAAGGCACTGCTTACGTTTGTAAGAAGTGTTCAGATGAAATGAACACTCCTAATATGAATGAGGATATCGATTATGGCGAATCCATTTGATTATGTAACGTCTATCACGCAGACGAAAAAGAATATGATGCGTGACAGTGAAAACGATGTATTGGCAGAAAAAGGCTACGAGCCTTGGTTGGTAAACAATGCACTTTCGTATCATGCAGACACAATTCTGTATGCCAACCTTATGAATATGCACCACGAACTGGATAAACGACCCCAGTACGAGTGTCTTATAAATAGCATTAGACCTAAAAAGCGATGGGCAAAGTGGGTTAAGAATGCTGGAAATGAGGAACTCGATATTGTGTGTGCCTACTATCAATGTAATAGAACGGTTGGCCAAGAGTATCTGTCCTTGTTGTCTAGTGAAGAACTGGAAATAATGAAAAAACAACAAGAAACAGGTGGTTTGAAAAAATGAATTTATTAGATAAGTTAGTAGAGGTCACTCTACCTAACGAAGAGAGTTTTCTCAAAGTGAAGGAAACATTGACTCGTATTGGTATTGCCTCTAAGAAAGAACAGAAGTTGTTCCAATCATGTCATATCTTGCACAAGCAAGGTAAGTACTATATTGTACACTTCAAAGAATTGTTTATGTTAGATGGTAAGATTAATGACTTCTCGGATGAAGATAAAGCACGTAGAAATACTATTATCTCTCTTCTAGAAGAATGGGATCTTGTTAAGACCGTTGACTCTGAAAAGATCAATGAGCCTAAATCTCCATTATCACAAATCAAAATTCTACCTCATAAAGAAAAGGGTGAGTGGGAATTAATTGCGAAGTATAGCATAGGCAAAAAACGATAACTGGAGAATTATACTATGGAAGTGAAAGACAAGACTGGTCCGTTTACCCACGATTATTTTAACTTTCTTGATAACGATTCAGTAGTTAGTCAAGAACTTATTACCTATTATATTAATGATGGGTACTTTGTGAAGCGTACAGCGGTACGTAGAAACCTAAGTGATGGAGATTACCACGACTCTATTCACGTTGAGCCACTTTATAGAATTAAGGAAGATTAATATGTCTGTATCCCAACAACTTGAACTATTCCCAGAACTTGCTTCACCTATAGATTACAGTGCTACGTATACATTAGATACGAATGGTTCACTGCCATATACTCTTACCTACGAACACGATCCCTATATCATTGGCATTGATGATCAGATGAAACGAGCAGTTGATCTGACTGATAACATCGATGTTAAAGTATACAAAGTTTTTCCAGAAGCGCATATGCCAGAACTCGGAACTGAGTGGGCTGCCTGCTTTGACTTGAAAGCCTCTATGAGAGAAGGCGATGAAGTTATGGTGATTAACGTCAATAACAAGCGTAGACCTGCGGCTTATGTCAACGGAAAGCTTTTCGTTTATTCTGGAGAAAGAGTGCTGATTCCTACTGGACTCATTTTTGATTTAGAAGATACGCAGTCCATGCGTATTCATGCTAGATCGGGACTTGCTCTAAAGAAAGGAATCACGTTAGCGAATTGCGAAGGCGTTGTTGATGCAGATTATGTGAATCAAACTTACGTGATGTTGCATAATATGAGTGATGAGGTGTTCACTGTCGTAGACGGTGATCGAATTGCTCAGGCAGAAGTATTAGAGACTTATTCTAAATTTGTATTTGAAGAAGTCTTTGATGAGCCAGAAACCAAGACCAGCCGTACTGGTGGATTTGGTTCAACTGGCGTATAGTGAACATGTAGTATAGTAATATATACTATTACGAAAAATCATGTATTTTTTTCGAAACATTACTACATTGCATGTATAAATAAAGATGTAAGTTGCCATATGGGACTTACATATATTAACCCTTGCTAAATATAGGAGGTCAATAATGACTTATTTGCAAACAAAATACGATCCTTTTACGACTGTAGGTTTTGATAGGATCTTTGATCGCATTACAGCTATGTCAGAAAACACTGTAAAGGCGAACTCATACCCACCATATAACATCACTAAAGAAAGTGATACAACTTATATCGTGGAATTAGCCGTAGCAGGCTTCACTGAAGAATCATTAGACATTGAGGTAAAAGACGGACAGCTTACTGTTGAAGGTAAAGCTCCCGAAGCGACTGATGAAAAAGAGTATCTTCATAGAGGCATTGCCGCACGTGCTTTCAGTAGAAAGTTCACTTTAGCTGAGACTGTAGTGGTCAGAGATGCTTCCCTAGAGAACGGAATGCTTCGTATTCTGTTAGAAAACGTTATCCCCGAAGAGCAAAAACCGAAGAAGATTTCTATCGGAAAAACTCTTGAGGATACCAAAGAATTACTCACTGAGTAATACAGGGTGGGACGGAGTGAAAGCTCCGTCCTTTAATCTCACAGCTAACTATAGGAGTCAAAAAGCTGATGAACAAAGCAATCTCTTTTCTGAAGAGTTGCGACGGCACATTTTGTGATGCAGTAGCGCAATTTGCACTAAGCGGAATATGTGTCTTTGTAATAGCTACATGTCTAAGTAGCATATCCTAAGAATGAAGACAACACACACAACACAGGAGAAAAGTATGTCTAATAAAAACCCCTTTGAAATCCGAGCAGAAATGCTGAAACTTGCTAAAGATTACATGGATCAACAGTATCATATGAACATCCAGTTTTATGAGAACATGATCGCAGAGGGCGAAAAAGCCCGTAAAGATGTTGAAGCATCTCTTCAAGATGCCTACAAAATGTACTCAATGGACGAGTTGATGGAGAAAGCCAAAGAACTGTACTCTTTTGTTTCCGAAAAGAAGTAAGTTACAAACTAGGGACGTGTAAAAGCGTCCCTTTCTATTAGAAAGAAATTATTGGCAATAAAGTACTTGACATTAGTGTAGTTCAGTGCTATACTGTACTTCTAAATAAACTTGAGAGATATAATATGAAAAATGTGATTGCATTGCCAACTTTGTTCAAACGTGACACAAAGGGCAAAATCAGAGTCTTAACTATTGAATATGGTTGGAATGATGAAAACGATGCGGCAACTAGGTCTATAGCTGGCATTCAAGACGGCAAACTAGTTACCTCAGGTTGGAATATTTGTGAACCTAAGAACGTAGGTAAAGTAAATGCCACAACCTCTAAATCCCAATCGATTGCAGAAGCGCAAGCAAGCTGGGATAAAAAAGTCGAAAAAGAATACTTCACTGAAGTAAGCAAGATTGATAGTTACGATAAGTTCAAGCCTATGCTTGCAGGTGACTACACTAAACGTCCACAAGAATCTGGCTGGAGTCAACCTAAACTAGACGGTATCAGATGTATAGCAAATTCATCTGGACTCTGGACTAGAGCGGGTAAAGAGATCACTAGTTGTCCACATATTTGGGAAGCAGTAAAGCCATTTCTTGATGCTAATCCAAATGTAGTGCTAGATGGTGAACTATATAATCATCAACTAAAAGAAGATTTTAACAAGATCACCAGTCTTGTGAGAAAACTTAAATCAACTCCAGAGGACATCGCTGAGTCTGCATCTCTTGTACAGTATCACGTTTACGACTGTTTTGTACAGGATACCGACATGCTATTCATCGACAGAATTAAGCTGGCATATGGTGCCAGAGGCGATGTGGTCAAGATAGTGCAGACTGACTTTGCAAGTAATCAGGCTGAGTTGGACTCTCTCTACTCTTATTATATGGAAGAGGGCTATGAGGGTCAGATGGTAAGAAACAACGCCCTATATCAAAATAAGAGAAGCAATGATCTTTTGAAGAGAAAAGAGTTTATCACGGAAGAGTTCAGAGTGGTAACTATGCTTGAAGGTCAAGGCAACTGGGCAGGACACGTTAAACATTTTGGTCTTTTATTGCCAAGCGGTGAGACTTGCGGTGCTGGAGTCAGAGGCAAGCAAGAAGTTCTGAAAGAGTTATGGGAAACTGGTGATACTCCAACTTGGGCTACACTAAGATACTTTGGTCTTACACCTGACGGTGTGCCAAGATTCCCAGTAGTCATCGACTATGGCTTTGGTGAAAGAACTGACTAAAATACTTGACAAAGTGTATCATACGTGATACATTGTACATTATATGAAACAGATTGAGGTCTTATGAGTTTTTATACTTGCGTAAATCGTTATGGCAGTAATATCTTATTTCGTGGTTACACGGATGATGGTAAACGCATTCAAACGAAGATACCGTTCAAGCCGACGATGTATCTTAAATCTCAGAAAAATGAAAGTGGTTGGAAGTCGTTTGATGGTGTTGCAGTTGATCCAATTCAACTCGACACGATGTCAGAAGCAACCGAATTCGTTAAGAAGTATGAGAATGTAGATAACTTTAAAATCTATGGCAATAATAATTTTGTTGCACAGTTCATACAAGAGAAGTTTCCTGGTGTAATTGATTATGACCTCAAACGTATCGAAGTCGGTAACATCGATATCGAAGTTGCATCTGATGATGGATTTCCAGAGCCAGATGAGGCAAAACATCCAGTCATATCTATCGCATACAAAAGTAGTGCCTCTGGCGTGTATCACGTATGGGGTCTTGGTGAATGGCGCCTAGAAGATTGTGAACTAGACATTCCCGACAATCTGATCCAGTACCGACAATGCACAGATGAAGAAGACTTGATATTAAAGTTTCTCACTTTCTGGCATGCTAATTGTCCAGACATCATCACTGGTTGGAACATTCGACTCTTTGATATTCCATATATGATCAATAGAACCATTCGTATACTTGGCGACAAAGTAGCGAAACAGTTCTCCCCCTTTGGTATCACAAAGTATAGAAAGATTGGCATCAAAGGTAAAGAAATGGACGCATACGAAATCTATGGCGTTCAGCAAGTTGACTACTTTGATCTGTTTCAAAAGTTTGGTTACACGTACGGCAATCAAGCCTCTTATGCACTAGACCATATTGCGTCTGTGGTTCTTGGTGAGAAGAAACTCTCTTACTCAGAATACGGTTCTCTGCACGGACTCTATAAGCATAATCACCAGAAGTTTATCGACTACAATATTCGTGACGTTCAAGTCGTGGACAAGATCGATAAGCAAACTGGTTTGATGGACTTGGCTTTGATTGTGGCGTACAAGGGTGGCGTAAACTACAATGATGCGTTCGGCACTACCGGTATATGGGATTCAATCATATATCGGTATCTGAGTGATCGCAAAATTGCAGTGCCACCCGCAACTCGCAAACATAAAGATCCATATCCTGGTGGTTATGTGAAAGAGCCCAAAGTCGGTATGACTGAATGGGTAACATCGTTTGACTTGAACTCTCTGTATCCAAATCTGATTGTACAGTACAACATGTCACCAGAAACTTTGGTCAAGGGCGATGATTTTACCGCAAGCGGTGTAGAGCATTATCTAAAGAATCCAGTGTCAGAGGAGCCACGTGAGCGCAACTTGTCTGTAGCCGCAAATGGTTCGATGTATCGTAAAGATGAGCGTGGTGTATTCCCGACAATCATTATTGGTCTATATGATGAACGTGCTTCGATCAAAAAAGATATGCTCCGACTCAAACAAGAAAATGAGTCTAAAAATTCACCAGAACTAAA